GGGAGATACATTGTGCCATATGTACCATCTTGTAATAATCCAACATGATCATTAATATACATTTCAATTGCCGCTGCATGAGCTTGCTTTATATCCTCACTAGAATTAGGTATTCCTCCAACTTCTTTCTCTGCAACTGATAGTTTATTCCAAACTTTATCTGGTCTATTCATACTAAATCCTCTATATCCTCTTCTTCTTAAATAGTATAATAATCTCGGTTTATTATTTTCTGCTAATAGCGGCATTCCATAAAATACCAACGCCATTAATACATCTTCGAAAAATACTTCGGCGGTTTGTGGTCTAGCTATATATTCTAAAAAGAATGTGTTAACTGGAGCATCTTCCATTGAAAATTTAGTTAATCCATGTAAAGCTCCTTTAGATCCCCTAGAATCCACGGTTCCAGATATATCATATGAATCACAACCAAACGAACCCATGTGTTCATTACCTGGATATTTTACACCATTTTTTATTATAACGTTATTTTGTAATTTTTGTCCTGGCACCCAACTAACTTTAAATCTACCGTTTGGATCTGGATTAAAAGTAACTTGAGTATCTTTAACACCATTTGTCCATTGAAAATTACCAGATGTTAGTACAGATGAATTTCTATTACCTTCGTTATAATCTATTTGTTCATATATTTTAACGAGATTAAATAAACTATTACCGGTCTCGTCTCTAAATGCGTGTTCTTCTGTTCTAGGAAATTGACGATAAAACTCATTCAAAGCATCTTGATCATCTTTTAAACCCTCAACTTCATTATCCCAATGGTCTATTACACCTTGATCTATTTCTATTCCATGAGGATCAAATTTTGATTGTTTTGGATTGTTAAATACAGGTATTCCGAATTCATCAATAAATCCTTCATAATTCCATTCCATGGGGATAAATAAAGAATATAATCCTGATTTAGTTTGCCCATTTCTATTACGTTTGGTAACATCTGAATCATTATATAGATTTTTAAAATTATCACCACCTTTATCTAACGCATTAGAAGTTGATCCCATCATACACTTACCTATAATTCTACTACCTAATCGCAAACAAGTTTTTGTAACTCTCCAGTTATTTTTTATATTATCAGGTCTTTCCCACTTACCACTCTCATCATGTACTAATAAAGAAAGTTTTTCACCATCATAGCTATTATCACCTGTATTTTTCCAGTCAATAGTTGTATCTAATCCCTCCATATCATCTTGCTCCTCTCGTTCCCTCATTTTTCTACGAGTAAACTTTTTGGCAGGAACTCTATATGCTAGTTCAGATTTTGGACGATCCATACCATCTTGTATTGGTTTAAAGAAGAATGGATAATTTAAACTTATAGGTACTACTTTATCAGTAAACATCTTTTTTGCATCAGCACCAGTTTTAGATAGTATGCCATATCTACTGTCACTAGCTAATGTAGCTAAATTAACAGTCTCAGCTGAACTCATGAAAGAAAAACCAGAACGTCTATTTTTTAGATAACACATTCCGTAACTTCTTTTATCTGCTTTACAAGCTTCCCAGAATATAAAGAACAATCTATTTGCTTCTCTAAAATCTGGAGCACCAACATCTATCTTGCTCCACTGCAGATACATATAGTGTGTACCTGTTATGTACGTAGGTTTACCATTATTCATAAACCAAAATCCTTCTTCTCTTCTCTTAAACTCCTCGTCTATGTATCCATAGTGTTTTTCTTTAAAATCATCTGGATAGTTTTGCCAATCAAATACTGTTTTAATTCTTTTAAAATCAGGGTTAGATGGAAATTGTTTCCATTTTTGTTCTGATTTATTTTTACTACAAGAATATACTTCTTTAGGTTGTTTAGGTAGAGCTATTTTTAAACCTTGTATATCAAGCACCTCACCAATCACCCCAGTTTTAGATATTACGACAACGTCGTTCTCTTTATTATAACCATACTCCCATTTTTTAGATTTATTAAGTCTTTTAATGGTGTTTAACTTAATGGGATTTATAATGCTATATAACGTCTGTTCGTAACTATCTATCATACTCTTCTATATCTATCTTAAAACTCTCATCTAAACCATCCTTATCTATTAAAGTATGACATGCTTTAGTGTTTATTTTATAAAACTCTTTCTTAGACATTTTTGGTTTAAAATAATTTTCAAACATTTTATCAACTCTACATATGTCAGGTCTTGTCTCGTATATAGAACACTTATTTGTTTCTCTATTTAGATAAGAACAAACACCATCTCCGTTATGTGGTAAGCCTAATTTACTTATATTTCTACAGCACGCGCCGCATTGTGAACATAGAAATTTCATTATTTAGATCTTCCTTCTGCGAATCCTTTAAAAACATTTTTCTTTTCTTCTTCTATAGGTTTTCCCTCAAGCATAGCTTCTTCTTCATGTATTCTATTTAATATTTCAAAAGCATCAAATATAGCTAGTTTCTTTGTGGCCGCGGCGTTCTTTAATCTATCAGCTGATATATCTTCGTCTGAATCAACTATTTCTTCTCTAGCAACTTTAATTAGTTCTTCAACTGCTTTGTGTCCAGCTTGGATTATATTCTTCTTCGTTTCCTTGATATTCATATTTAATTGTAATAAAATTGTTGTTTACTCTATATAATCTTTCTCCATTAATAAAGTCTTCACAGTGTATTCTTGGACGAAAACCTACTAACTCTTCTTTTTTAAAAGTTCCATCAGAATACTTTATAATACCAACTAGTGCCTGTTCGTTTTCTAAACTAAATTTATCACTTTGTTTAATTGGTTTTATAAATGAAAATCCAGACATTGCTATCCAGTTTTTTCTTTTATATAAATATATTTGATCTTCAGTAACTAAGTATTTATTTTCTTTCCAATAAGATCTACTGTTTTTTTCTCTACCTTTTACATCATGCCATCTTCTAAATACATTATGATGAACTATTACTTCATCACCTACGTTAATAGGTGATGAAAATAATAGTGGGGTAGCGATCACTTTTGCTAATCTATTTACAAATTGGTGATTATAAACTTCAGTGTTAAGTATTAACTCCTTATCACCAACTTTCGTAGAATTATTATATCTTTCACCAATTGGAGAAATTATAAAATCTTTATAAGCTTTCATTAATACTCTAAGTTGTACTCAATTGATATAGCCATATTTTTGTTAAAATCCTTCCAGGGTATAACGATATCTTTCTTTTTAATATAGATACAATACTTATCTTCTTCTTCTACTATATCACAAATCTTATGACCTCCATATACTTCTTGATCAACCGCATAATGCATGGAATCGTTTTTATAATCTTTACCTATAGTAATTTTTCTTATAATATTATTTTTCATCTTTATCAGATTTTTCAACACTATTTTGAATTGGATCTTTTGGCCAATTTATTGTTCCATCTTTCAAATTAATATCATAACTACCATATTGTTTTAACATTTTTTCTTGAAGTTCTCTTACTTTATCTTGAGCTTTAGTAAGAGTGTTTAGTAGTTCGTATTTTTGTATTTCTACTTTACCTATATTAAATTGTATTGAATTTATAGAATTTACTATGTGCTGTAAATCTTCTAAATGTTCATCACTTATTTTTTCTCTTTTTGTTTTTAATTCTACTGTTTTTCGTTTTGCCATTTTTATTTAATTTTATTTAATTATTAATTGTTAGTCCCAAGATGAATCATAGTCCACTCTTGTTCCGTATTTTTGTTTTATATAATTTTCAACACCTATAATTTCACTATTACTTAGTGTTCTACTATAGTATATTATTTCGTATAGTTCTGTGTCTAGGATGTTGTTATTAGGATATAATGATCCATTGTCATCACCAGTAAATGCGTTTGGTAACCAATAATTACCAACTCTAATACCTGTTGGTTCCATTATTCCAAATGTACCATTATTCAGCCCCTTTTCATCCGTTAGATCTGATCCTCCAGCTGTGTTATTTCCAGCATCATCGTATATTGAATATGTATTATTACTTATACCATCAGACTCATCTCCATTTTTATACATTTTACCAGGTCTTATATATGGAGGGTCATCACTGGTTTCATTATAATCAGCAAATGTATCCCCAACTTTAATAGTCCAAAACTGAAAATGTCTAAAATCAGCTTGTTCATATCCTTGATCCGAAGTCTTCCATTGTCTAGTTTTATTACGAGTTTGTCCAGGATTAGAACCTAGTTGGAATTCTGTGTAAGGATCATTTGGTGAACTATCACCACCAGAATTAGATATAAAACCTATTGTTTGCTTAGTCGAAAATGGACAAAACATACCAGTACAATCTTGATCGTGTCCTCCCATCCAGAACATATATTGTTTATAAGGGTTAACGGCTTCCATGCTTCTATAAACAAAAAACATCGTCATATTACTCATAGAATGAGTTGAAGTTGAAAAAACACCAGTAGTCATATTTCCCACCGTTTTATTTCCGTCTAGATAATTAGGAAAAGCCATGGGTGTTTCACCATCAGGATCAACATTAAAAAATCCATGAGAAAAATCTCCGTTAGTAAAGGGAAAGTCGCTTGTGGGTGTAGAAGAAGAAGTTTTATATTCTGGTCTTCTAGCTTCTGTTGATTGCTCTAAATATTTACCAAGTGCTAGAGTCGTGTTGTTTTTTTTTGTATAATATTTATTATATATTCTATATATTAAATCATCATTACTAGAAACATTAGTTGATCCAGCATCTGTATACATTGACGAAGCATCTGTAAAATCCCACCATCCAATTAAACCACCTATACTTGTTGGTGAATCTACAAATGGTTCATTGCTACCATCATACATTAAACCGGTAAACGCGCCTAACATTAATCTCCTATATATGCAATTAACGAACCGGTTTTACCATTACCAATCTCAACACTTGTCCATCTACCATATATAGTAATGCCTTTTGGAAATGTATCTGTGTTGGAAATTATAAGACCACCACTACCACTAATAGCACTAGCTGATCCGGCATTATGAGCAGCAACATCTGTTCCTATGTATTCTATGTTTGGATCTGTTGTGTCAGCTGTTAATCCACCAGCGTTT